TGTCGCGGTCGCTACCGGAGAGTTGGTTCACCGCCTGCTGCTGGACGTAATTCCACGCGCCTACGACATCGCCGCTTCCCAGATAATGCCCCAAGGTCGCCGAAGCGAGCGCATACTGCTGCGGATCGGAATAGTTAGCCGAGAGGTTTTGGAACGCCTGCATGACCGAGGAAACATTTTCATCGTCTGGATTAGCCGGCGTAACGGTCGGCTGTTGTCCGCTGGGTGTGTTTTGCACGGCGAGAGTCGCCTGCCCCGAACTTGGATTCTGTTGCGGTGGGGTGTAACCGGTTTCAAAGTGGGTAACTGCGGTCGCGAGCTGGGTTGGGTTAATTTGCCCAATTCGGGTATTGGCCGTGATGCCGGAAACACCCATTTGCTGGAGATACTGAGCGACGTTATTGGCCGTGTAGCCGGTGGCCGGAGTGGCGGCGTTGCCATTGACCCACGTATTGACGAAATCGTTTAGAGAAGAATTACCATTTAAGCCGGTGCCGGTCTGGCCGTTCTGTTTGTTTTGAATGTCGGATACGGTCGCGTTGAAGCTGTCTACCGGGCTTTGGTATGGGACAAACTGGCCGTTCTGTTTGATGCCGCTGACGTTGTTAACCGAGGCCGCGCTGCCGGGCTGCTGCTGGGCTCCTGTCGGGAATGAGCCCGCAGTGGACGGGTTGGAAGTGAAGCTGCCAAGGGAGCCGCCGCCGGTGAAGGTATTTGCGCCGGTATTTGTAACCGTGCCCGTGTTGGTGTTAAAGCCCAATACCTGGCCGGTTGGGGTAGTAATCGGAGTCTGGGTGCCGGCCGGAGGAGCAACTTGCGTGTAGCTCTTGGTCTGCGGGTTGTAGGTGTACAAACCGGTTTGCGGGCTGCCAAAGGGTTTTTCGGCTGCAGAGGTCTGGGCATAGGCTTGGAGGTATTGCGGGGCGTAGCGGGCAATTAATTGCTCTACAGCGGTATTCTGGGTGGCGCCCTCTTGCGTCTCGGCCTGCTGAAGCAGATAGGCCAATTTTGATTGGTTCTGGCCGGTATTGAGCTGGAAGTCATTGGTGTAGCGGCTAACAAGGTTGTTGGCTTCGTTGATGCCCTGCGCGTATAGGTTCTGGTAGTTGGCCTGTTCGTTCAGCAAATTACCGATGGTTTCCTGCGCCGAATTGTACAGCCCTTCGGTGCGCTGGGTGCGGGCCGCTTCGGAAAGAAACGGGTTTTCAGTTTCCTGCTGGGTGGCGTTTGTGTATTGCTGCTGGGCTTCTTCAATCTGCTGGTTTAAGTCTGAAATCTTTTGCTTGACATCGCCTAACCCGGCGGCGGCATAGGCTTGGTTATAAACGTCTACGGTGCTCTGGCCGAGTGTGGCGAACGCTGAATTAGCGGCCTGCGGGATTCCGAGCTGCTGATAAATCTGGTCAAGCGTCTGTTTGTTGGTGGCGGTTTGGGAGCCGAGCAAACTTAAGAAGTCGGTCGGCGAAAGACCCGCGTTGCCGGCGTTCGTCCCTGTCTGGTCGCTCGGGTTGTTCGGCTGGACGAGGTTGCCGTCTTGGTCATAGGTCTTTCCATTACCAAATGTAAATGTCTGGCCACTTGGTGCCGGAGCCGGATTAACAGGCTTGGGTTGAGCTGGCGCAGGCTGGGCTGGCGGGGTTTGAGTGACAGGCGGAGCTGCGGGCGTTACTACAGGGCCGAGCTGCGAATTGCTGGCTGGCACAACACCCGAAACAGGCGGGATAGTCGGCGCGGGTCCGAATGATTGTCCATTGGGAGCAGTCGTAACGGGAATGACGCCGCTATTGTTGGCGGGAGCGGGCACCGGAGCTGGCGCCGTGAGAATGGAAGCTGGGGTATCTGACATTGGAAAGGATTAAGGCTTAAAAGTAACGGCCGGGGAAATTGCCGATGGGGCCGATGCGGTTGTTATCCGGAAAATAATTCGGGGTCTGAAATAAGGAACGCTGGGGCTGGAGGTTGGCTTTCATATCGGCAAACGGCTTCCACAGCAGGCTAAGCGATTCGTAGGCCTTCTTGCGCTCTGCCTCTGCCGCCTCTGGATTTCGTTTCTTTTCGCTGTCTAACGCTTCGCTATAAGCAAGCTGGATAATGGCTTCGTTGCCGCTGTACTGCTCGTTATCCGTGGTCGGGGAAAAGGGCAGCAGGTCGGTCGGATTAACCAGCGTCGGTGCCATCCCGCGCCCATAGACATCAAAGCTGTCTACGCCTTGGCTGTAGGCGTTTTTATTGATGAAAATAAAGGTGCCGTTCTCGCTCCAATAGCGGGTGGTGTCGGTTGGGTTGAGCTGTAGCCATTTCAGGTAGTCTTCAATGGTCAGCTTCTTGTATTCTTTGCCGCCTGCAATCAGCAGATACCCGCTGCCGTTCATCATGTCGGTCGGGTAGTCGTAGTAATCTATGTTGACGCCTGTGACGGCGGTCTTGACCACTACTTTAAACGGCCACGGCTTAAAATCCCAAGCCCGCTGTAGGCCAAATTGAATCAGGGTACCGAGGTCGCTGTCGGTGAACAGCCCATTAAGGGCGATGTTGCTATAGTTGATGTCCAGCTTGAGGGCAAGTGCTTGTTTTGCTTCTAAAAAGTCCAAGGGGGTTTAGAGCTTAATGATTGAAAGGTTCCCTGCGTTGAAGGTGGAACTGCCCGCGGAATAACTGCCGAACAGTTCAATATAATCACCGGCTGAAAGGCTCAAGACTGCCGTGATTGGGACGGAGACTGATACACCGCTGCCGGGGCTGGCAAAAGCGTTGGTTGCCGCGCTGCCGTTTGTGTAGATATACGCTTCATAGGTTGCGGCGGAAGCGTTTGAGGAAAAGCCGACGTTTGCGGTAACAAGGTAATAACCCGCCTGCGTTGCCGTGATTCTGTGATTCGTTGCGACATCAATGTTGGTGGCGTTGGAGAAGTCCTCGGTGTTGAGGTTGACCTTGACGGGGCTACCGGAGCTGATGCTTTGCGTACCGGAGAGGTGGATTGTCCCAATGGTCGGCAGGCCAATTCGCAGCGTCTCCAAAAACGGCCGGTACTTATCAAACTGTTTCTGTAAAGCAGAGAGGGCAGCTATGACATCGGGCTCGGCCTGCGCTGGCTGCTTCGGTGCCTTCACTTGGCCATTTTGCTGTGCGGCTATAAATTGTGCTTCGGTCATATGATTCCAAGGTCAGAATAAAGAAAAGCGATTGAGGCAACGGATAAAGCGGTCACTGAGTTTATGTTTTCCAGCAGTACCTTCAGCAAGAACCGTTTGCCCTTGTATTTGTTCTGTACGTCAAAATAGAGGCCGTCAATCGGGATGCTGCTAACGCCGGTGAATTTGTTTACGAGGTAAAATGGCTGGACATTGAACTGGTCGTTGTTGGCTGCCATGTTGGGCAGGTTTGAATCCAGCGTCCAGACTTCCGATGATGTGTTTTGACCTGAGATGTCGGTAATGTGGCGAATTTGCCCGGCGTTGAGGCCGGTGAGGATGGTGACTTCATCCCCGATTTGGGCGTCGTTTTGCCCTGCCAGCGTGCCGTTAACAGTGAGCTGGTTTAGGGCAGCGCCTGCGCCGGTTTGCGTGCCAAAAGTCCACAGCGGGCGGGTGAAGTCGTAGACCTTGACCGAGATATCAAAGTTGAGGGTGCCGGGGCTCTGGAGCTGGTTATTGCTGGCGAGTTCTACTTTTGCGCCCTCTGCTATCTTTTTGGTGGCAGCGATACCAAACGGGGCGCTGATGATTGATGCCGACTGCGGGACCGCGCTGGTGAGCTGTGAAATGCAATTAACGCCCGAGGCGGTATTGGCGTGGCCGAGCCACAGCCGGGCGTTGCTGTCCTCAAATATCGCGCCCATGTTCACCGCCTGCCGGCAGTTATCCGACGGCGGGACATAGGTCCAGAGGTTCGTCTCCATATCAAGGACATAGGTGCCGCTCTGGCGCCGTCCGAAGTTGGTGCCGTTGATGGTGTGGTTTAGATAGAATTTCGTTTCGCTGGCAAATGTGCCTCCGGCTATGGGGTTGTAGAGGATTTCGCCGAGAAGCGGGTCGGGAGCAATACCGAGGGTTTGTTTGGTGTAGCCGTCCGTAACCATGATTTCCCTCGTGGTGGTCACAATCCAGCCGGACTCGCTGCCGGAGTACGCGCTGAGGCCGCGGGAACCTGCCCTGCAAATGCTCTTGAGCGGGTTGTCAAACCACAGCCAATCAGTAATCGCGCCATTGGAAAAGCCGTCCCACAACGCCACGAACGAGCGGTTGCCGAGGTTTACCCCGAGCAAAATTCCGTTCTTGTTGGACTTGGCGATAATACAAGTACAGCCGGTCGGAAATACGAGGGCGGCGGGATTGAAGCTGTCATCCATGACGTTGAGTATGCCCACTTGATTGCCGTGGGGGATGATGACCAAATCTCTAAATGTGTCCATTCCCTTATCGCCGGTAACCGTGGTGCCGAAGTCCTGCCACGTCAGGGTCCAGCTCGCACCTGTGCCAGAGGCATCTTTTTTAGCAAGGTAGCGGTCACCCATTGCCAGCAGTCGCAAGGTCGGGTCAAGAATCAACCCATTGCCGCTGGAAGAGACGCCGCCGTAGTCTTTTTCAAGTGCCCACGAGCCGCTGGCGCGGGAGTAGATGAAACCGGCTTCCAGTGCCCACGGGATACCCGCTTCCTCGGCAAACCAGCGGATTTGCGACAGGCTACTTAAGGTGGCGCTGGTCTGTACGGTCGTGTTTTTGAGGAACGGAGCAAAGCCAAAAGGCGTCGGCACCATATTTTGGGAGTGGTAACACTCGCCGGGTGCGCCGCCGTTTCCGAAGCCCTGAAATTGTTGCTGGGTTTCGAGTTGAAGCATTGAACTACTTAGAGATTGATAGTATTTGTTACATTCTTGCCGACCTTGTCGTATGAAAGTCTGAAATTCGTTACGTGCGACTGTGACCCGCTGGGTGCAGAGGCATAAATCTGAATCAAGTCACCTGTCGCAAAGACTAGGTTTTCGGTGTAAGTAGTCGGGCCATTGGCATTACTCCTGTCTGTGCCAAACGCTACCCCATTCTTATACACGCGCGCTTCTACGATGTCGGCGGAAATGGTGATGGATTGTAACGCAAACGAAACCGTAATGGTGCCGGGAGAATCATTGAACAGTATTTCCTTAAGCTTGACAGGGGTCGTGGATGAGGTATTTGCGTCGGCATCATCGGAAGTGTGAATGTTGGATGATGCTATCGTAATGAAATCCGTTATCTTGTTAGCGAAATTATCGACGTACGCCTTACTTGCGGCATCAGTGCTATTGGAGGGACTTGAGGGAACTGTAATCTGGCCGCCTGTAATTCTTCTGACGACTTTACCTGCAGTTGCTGCGGTATCAGTATCCGCGTTGTCCACCAGCTTATTGCTGGAGCTAACTGCTGTGCCGCTTGTACCGACAAGGGCATCATTTTCGTTCTGGGTCGGCACGCGAGCGTCGTTGTCGCCCACGGCAATTGGGCTCGTTGGCGACGCAGGGTCAACGGACAGTTTTGTTAGGCCTTTGACGGTGGACGAAGCGTCGGGGTTGGGAACCGAAACATCAATCTGAACCTCGTTGGTATTGTTGGTGATGGTAACATTGGACCCGGCTTTGATGGTCTTTAGCGGCTGGTTGGTGCCGCTCTTTGCCTGCGCCAGCGTGCCCGTGCCGCTGCCGACGTTGGAAAGCGTCTCAAGCTTGTCAGTGTTGAGGTTGTTGAAATTGGTGTCAATCACGGTCGGTGCGTTGGCTACCGGGTCCGTGGAATTTATTGGCGTAATAGTGCTCATGAGGATTTGTATTTATCTAAATAAGCTGTCGTGCCCAAATCAGCCCACGTCTGCGTATAACTGCTCCACGGCAAAGTCAGGTCTGACCACTTTGGCGCAATCTGGCTGACCTGATATTTGTCGGTATAGCTCGTTGACATCGCGGGCGTGTTAATGCTCAAGCCCCGAGCCCTTAACAGAGCCCAGAGTCTGGGAATTACAGAGTGGAATACTGCGGGAAGAATTCGCCCACGGTGTTGACGTACACGGCGTTGGGGACAACGGTTGCATCGTCAAGGTTGGTGGTGCCGCCGACAAAGTTGCCGGTGCCGGTTGGGTTGATGATGACGAAACCGAGCGGCACTTCGCCGTCAGCGGTGGTCGGGAACACAACGCCAGCCAAAGTGGCGGCTTGGGTGCCGATATAGGTTTTGGTGGTGCCTGCCGCGTTTACTGTAAATACGAACACGTTGAAGGTGGCGTTAGTGACCGTGCCAACAAGGGCGGGCAAGTCGGCCGCGGCCAACTTGACCAACACGCTGTCCACAATTGCGTAAGCTATTGAGCCGGTTTTGGCCAAGGCAGAGCTGGCCCCGTGAATTGCTAAGGCTCCTGATACGAGCAGACTGTTGACGGTGGAGCGCTGCAATTTATCGAACAGGGTGGACAGCTCCGCTTCGGTGTTCGGAAAGTTAATGGATTTAGTTCTGGACATTTGAGATAGAGGTTAATAATTGGGAAAACCCCGGCCCCCCAAAGAGGAGAGCCGGGTTTTGAGATTAGGCGGTGAACTTGACGAAGGCGGTAGCGCCGAACTTGCGTCGGTCATCGGCAACTTTTGCGCCGTAGACGAACAAATCCTTAAACGCTGACCCGAAGTTTCCAATCAAGTCTTCTTCAATACCGGCTTCCAAGGTTTTGTCGGCAAAGGTAAGGAAGTTGCGTTGTCCCGCGAGGATGTGATAACCGTTGGTGTTATCGCCCACAAGGCGGTTGACCTTAAAGACTTTGAAGCCTTCAATTTCGGTCACCATGCCTTTAACTATGAGGTCTTCATAGGCGGCAGGGACATTTAGCTTGATGTTAGGGTCTTTGAGCAACGCGGTTAAACCGGCAGGCGGGATGAATAGGTAACGGTCTTTTTCAGGGACTTCGTTTTCGTCCAATCGCTGCTTGAGGTTAGTAACCATATCAAGGAAGTGGACGGAGCTGTTGTCCACGGTCTTGACGGTCGCGGCCTGAATGGTGTAGGTAGCGCCGGAACCAATCACGCCGCCGGTGTAAGTACCGGAAGCCGCATCGTCGTCGGTGTCGTTGACGATAGTGATTGAGGTGGTGCTGACGAAGGTGGCGATTCTGTACCACAGGGTTTGGCCGGTAGCCTGAAAGGGCTGGCCGACCATAGCGCTGGTGAAGGTAGTGCCGGAGCCGGTAACGTTACCGGAAGCGTCAACAGCGACGGTGCCGGTGGTGTAGTCAGTTCCATACCACGAACCTGCAGTCACTTTGGTATAGAAGCCCATCAAAAACAACATGATGTTCTTCTTGCGTTCTTGGAAGGTTTGCTCATTAATTATCCCCTTGGGGTCCTTAATGTAGCTCTGGAATTTAGCGATGGTCTTTACTTTCCAGTAGAACGACTTTTGCTTGGTAATTATCAACTGGCCGTTGATTTCGTTCAAATCGTCGGCGGAAAGGTTGGCACCAGTGTAATCTTTTTCAGAAAGACGGGAGAAAGTTAACATGTTCAGCTTGGAGCCGACAGAGTTAATTTCGCCTTCGTAATCCCGGTTGACTACTTCATCTATCGGGGCGTTTTCGTAAATGGCCTTGATGACCTTTTGAGAGAACGCCTCCGCTAGTTTAGTTCCGTATGCGGATGGCATATTGTGTTGGGGAGCTTAGACACTACCAACTTTAGGCGAGTTCTTCGATATTTCCGGCCTTGACCTGTGCCATGTACTCTTTCCAGTTCGTCTCCCGAAGGACTTTGGCCTGTTCAAGCGTGAGCTTTTGGGGCCTTTGGGGTCCTCGGGGGCCGCCGCTGCCTCGGGGAATCCCGGAGGATTGCGGAGGTTTTGGCGGGTCGGCCGGAGCTGCGGGTGCAGCTTGGCCGGAGCGAACCAGATAAGCGTCGGCGAGCGTCTGTATATCGACGCCCTGATGTTTGGGCTGGAAAACGAAATCTTCAAACTTCTCGTCGTTTCGCAAGGCCGCGTACTGCGGTTTGCGGACGAGCACACGAAGGTCAGCTTGCCATTGGCGGTCGGCGTCGGCTTGGATAAGCGCGAGGTCTTGGCGCAATTGGCGCTTCTTCGTGGCCACGAGGTCGCGCAGGACTTTTTGGGTCGTGGCGTTCATCGCGGCGTAGTCCGGATATTCGGCGAGAATCTCTGCTTCTGTGGGGGTGTCTGCGCTGGTTATTTTGTTAAGGGTTGATTCCAAACCTTTGTTCTTCGCGTTCAGAATCATAGCTTCGCTTGATGACGCCCGATATCGTTCTTCAACGGTGGGCGCTGCGGGCTGGGCTGGAGCTGGCTGTGGTTCCGGCTGAGGTTCTGGCTCAGGTTGCGGTTCCGCTTCCGGCGTGGGTTGAGGCTCTGGGTCGGTCGCCTCGGGTTCCGGGTCAACTTCGGGAATGACCGGGTCCACTTCTTCCGTCCCTTCATCAGGGGTTGGGATGTTGTCTAACATATTGTCCTTGGAAGCCGTCCCTGCAAAGAGGGGTTG